TTGCCGCCGCTGTAGCAGCTATTGTTGCCGCTCTATCGACTGCTGCTTTTTGGTCTGCTATTGCTTTTGCTTTGTCCTTGGCTTTGGTCTCAATTGATTTTGGCCTCAAATTGGATCTAAATGCTGCCAATTCAGGGTTTGGTTGAGATTTCACTTCCGCAGTCTTAGCGGTTTGAACGGCTTTGTCATATACATCTAATGCGGTTGATAATTGTGCTACAGTATCCTGATCTTTTGGATTTTCTTTGAAGGCTTGGTAGGCTTTATTTGCCGTACTTCTCGCCTTTGCCCTTTTGACATTGGCTTTGTATTGCTTGTCTGTGGCTACCGTTTTATCTGCACCTTGAACCCCACCGATCTCGCCTTTGTTTGCGCTGTAGCTTGTTACATCATTTAGGCCTTCTGCAGTATCTCTGTCGCCGTCGCCGCCGAAGCCGCCTTCGCCGCCACCTTCGAAAACAATCCTCGGCATAAATCCAAGGCCCATCATCTCCATAAGTCTAGTCATGCTACTTTCCTATGCCATTTTTCATCGCGCCTGCCACCGTCTGGGTATATACGCACACCATTCCCAATTTCTTTATCAGGATATTTCTTTGACACAGCCAACCGAACATCCCTAGCAAACTTAATAACTTCTCGGAAACCAAGCCTACACTGGAACTTAGTGAAGTAAAAAACTTCGCCGTCTTCCCGCGCATACGCCTCATCTCCATTCCACAAGTCACTGTCTATCTCTTCCTGAGTGAAAAATCCATAGGCGCAAAACCCTGCCACTTTTCCATCCACCCTATGAACCAAACACTTACCGTGCTTAATTGCATAGTACACAGAATTTCTCTGGCTCCAAACGCTTTTCTTCGCGTAGTACGGATCATTTAAGACCAAATCCATCACAGCGCCAAGTAAGCAGTGGTCCATTTTAAAAGCTCAGGTTGTAATTAAATCCGATTGTGGGGTCAGATTTATTTGAATCGGAATACTCAAATCGGCCACCCTTGCCGACATTTATGCCAAGTGTGCCAGAGTAATAGGGATCTGAGCCACTTTGTTTTTGTCGATTTGCCGTGACATCAAACATCCCCATGCGAGCGCCGATCCCGATCTTGGTGAAAGTCCCTACGTTTGAATTGCTAAAAGTTTGGTTCATGCTGGGGATATTCACATTTTCATCTGTAAATGTTCTAGCCCCAAGTAAAGATCCAGTCAGATCAAGATCGCCATCCATGAGCTGTAAGTCGCCGTCAACTCCAGCGCGAATGGTTTTTGATCTAACATCTGAGTTTAGAAAGTCATCTGAAAAGTTTCCCCTCTGATCAGTGTACCCAATGGATGGGGTAATAGATCCCTCTTCACCGCCAAATGTCTTTTTGATGTTGGCCTCTAAAATAGAGCCGCTTGGACCTGAACTGTATCTAAGATCACCAGAAACTGGCAGCTCAAGGCCAGTCATATCAAGGCTCAAATCTCTTTTATTGTTAGGCATCAACCCATCCTTTGCTGTGGCTGTGGTTGCGGTTGTGGGGGCTGCGCTGCCACATTCATCTGTGGCTGTGGCATTGCGTCTGCAATTGCACTCAATGCACCCATATCACCAGCGCCCATCCTCTCGCGGATCTCTGCGACTTTGTTCATCAGATATTTATTCATATCCATTGGAGGGCCACCTTGTGGTCCACCCTGCGCGGGAGAAGGCACAGGGGGACCACCTTGTGGACCCTGCTGTGGTGGCAATCCACCAAAAGCAGCAGGATTAATTGGAGGGAGCCTATACTGGGGGTACATTGTTTTTAATTGCCTCCATTTGGATTTTAGCTGCGTTCTTTTCTCGCTCAAGCTGCAATTCTGCCTCTAGCTTGGTGACCTTGGCCTGCAAATCGGCTTGCGCCTTGGCCATGTCGATCTCCATATCCTGACGCGCCTCTGCCTCTTTGATCTGAATATTTGACTGAGCCTTGGCCTGATCTGCTTCGATCTGGGCTTGGGTTCTTGCCTTCAGAGCTTCTGTCTCCAACTTGGCCAGCTCTTGTGCGTATTGCAACGGATTTCCTTGCTGCCCCTGTTGTCCACCCATGCCTCGGATTGCTTCGATCTGCTTCATTTGAGGTGATGCAGCCACAACTTGCGCTGCGCGTTGACTGATCAAGCGATCTTGCTCTGGATCTACATCCTCGAACTTGATCATCTTTTCTTTGAAGTCGGGCAGTGGCGGCATTGGCATATTGACACTTGCTGCCATGCGTTGGCGATACAGAAGTGCGATATGCTCTGCGATGTGTGCGATCAACACAGGCTGCATTGCCTTCGCGCCGGGGTTGCCTGCCAGTGATGGATCTTGCAGGAACTGCATGTGAACCGCAATGTGCGCGTCATGGTCTTGCTCTGGGAATGCGCGGATTGGCTTGCCGTACATCACGCTCATGTTCTCATCAATTGGATCCATCTGAACAGCGTCTTCTGGCTTCTTCAGTATCTCATCGATGTTTGGTATGCGGATTGCTTCGTACATCCGCTTGTATGCTGAATACAAATCATGGAGCTGGGGAGCAGATCGCGCCATTTCCAAGACAGCTTGTGCCTGCGCGATGCGCTGGGCTGTCGAAAAGATATTCGGGTCTGACACTGGCACGATATCAATGCGATCATCAAAGTCGCTGCGATAGATAACATCTGCCGCTCCAACCTTTGCAAAGCTGAACTCATCAGGCAAATTCTCTGCGTTCAATTCGGCCAGCAGCTTGAACTCTTGACCCTGCGCGTAGTGCAACCGTTTGTGGATTGCGCTGAATGCCTTGGACCCCTGCTCAATCAGAGCGACTGTAGATCCAACTGGGGCGTTGGGGTTCACATCACCGACGTTCAGATCTGCCGTACTAGCAAATCGCTGCCCAGCATCAACCATATACCCAAGCAAATTGAACAGAGAACCCGAAGGCTCCTTGAACGGCAACGGCATGATCGCCTTGTTGACATCATCAACTGTGCTGTCGAGATCTACAAATTCACCGGGGCTGATCTGCATGTCGCCGCCATTGACACGGCCACGCAGCTTAAAGCCACCCTGCATGTTTGCGAATGCGGCACTGTCGAGTAAGGCGCGGAGCGATCCAGTCGCCGCTTTACCCAAGCCACCGATCATGTGGTACAGGCCAAAGCCATAGAACCCTAGACCGGGCAGGAACTTGTAGCTCACAAACCAGTCACGGCGTTTCTTGGCTTCGTCATCTTGCTTCCAGTTGCGCCTAACACTGACAACGCGCTGATTTTCATAATCGATGGTAATGACATATGGGATGGCGACAGCGTTTTCGTCTGCCTCATCGCTATCCATTTCTTTTCCATCGATGCCCTCGAATAGATCATAGACGTGCATTTCGAGCAGCGTCATCACATCGTCTTGGCTGTTGTCGCTGTATTCATCGACGCCTTCGATCTCTCCGATCACGTCATCGATAGGATCGATGCTGTCACCAATATAGGCTGTCGGGAGATAGTAACCGTTCTGAACGTAGCGATTGAAGTCATTCTTCGGCATCCGAATGACGTGCGTGTAGCGCGGTGATGTGTAGAGATCCTTGCTCTCTGGAGCCACAACAAAATCTTCAGCCTTTACGAACTGGCTGCACTGCCGATCCATGTTGGCATCCCACCAGACTTTCTTGAAGGTGTGGCCGATCAAGGGTAGGTGAAACAGCATTTGGTCCAGATCAGGGAAATATTCAGGCATTTCCTGCGTGATCTGGTAATTCATAAACTCGCGCACTCTGCGAGCTTGCTCTTCTATTTTTTCGTCTGGCTCACCAACGATGACAGACTTGACTGGACCACCTGATGGGTACAGCTCCGCGACAGCGCGAGCATTGAACTGGGTTGCTGCCTCTGCAATTAGTGGGTGGATGACGATGGACAGACCGCGAGTGGCTCGCTCATCTTCGCTTTCGTCAAGTCCACCGTCTGGATCTAACGTCTTGAGACCCTGCTTGTAGCGATGCTCCCACTCAGATCTGGCCTCCTTGTCATTTTCGAAGAACCCGATCAGCTCTTGCGCCTTGCGCTCCAGCTCTCGTTCATCGATTGCTTCTGCAAGGTTTTGATCAAACTCTGCGTCCTCGACTTCCTGCATCATGTCTAATTCTGGATCACCAATCAGGACATCGCCGTCTGGTAGCTCTTCTATCATTAGATTGTCGGCAGGAGCGCCTTCAGCAAATGGGATAATGTTTTCTGGTTCAGCCATACATCGTCATCCTTCTAGTCTCTACAAAATCGTCATCATCGGGATCTTCGCTATGCCCAACAAACCATCCTCTGCGTAAGCGTAACCAAGCCTGAGTGCATGTATCAACAACATCATCATTCGGATGTGCTGGAAACGCCGCGCATATGTCAATTAAATCTTTAGCCCACTTTCGATTGGAAGGGAAGAAAATCCTTCCATCCTCCAAAAGTGCGGAGCTGGCATGAGCGCGAGCCTCCTTGTCACGATCTGGACTGTAGGCCAAAACTGGTACGCCTGCCATGCGTAAGTCTTGCAGCA